GTTGTACGCAGCCGTCTGCTCGTTCGTCTGCGTGGTCGCGCCCGCCACTGAGTAGGGATCTGGAGGGGATGGAGCGCTTCCTCCACCCTTGCCACCGCCCCTCAAGGTGAACTGGTCCAGCAGGAGAAATTTAAGCAGCTTTACGATATTCATAGACTTCTCGCTGTAGGGCTTCCAGATAACGGCCGTGCAGATATTTGCAATCTTCTTTCAACAGCCCGTAAATAATCATGTCGGTTCCATCGGAGGCGCCATGCCGCATTACCCCCTCGCGCACGAATCCCAAATGCTCATCAAATTTCTGCGCTGGCAGGTTGTCTGCACGGACCAACCCGGTGATTCGCCGAACCTTCAAATGCTCAAATGGATATCGGAAGCAGGCGCATAGATAAGCCGGCGTCATCCACTTCCTTGTCCCATCTGAAGCGACATGCATAAGCACGTTCGGCCCGCAATGCGCCTGGAAGAGAACGCCGGCAATGATCTGGCCGTCTTCCTCCAACCCAATTGCCGCGAATTCCTTGTATTCCGTCTCGCCAGTGCGATCAGCGACAAACCGCATGACCTGTTGAGGCGAGTTCCAGAGAATTCTCTTCACAGGACCCCTCCATCCACCATCAGATAGTTGGTAGCGGCCCACAAGACAGAAGAATCGATAGCGCTAGTCTTCAGGTGCATGGCTGCCCATGTGCCTAGGCCCGACACGTATTCCCAATCTTTCGAAAGTTGGAAAGACGTTCCCCAGATAGACGAATCCCAGATGGCTGAGTCCCACAATCCGTAGGTAGGCTGCGTGAAGCTTGGCAACCCAACAGGCGCCACCGTATCGAAGTCCGTATTCAGACCCATCAATACGCCGGGAACACCGGTCGATTGAAGAATCGGCCGGGCCATGGTGAACTGCTTAAGCTGATTGGTTCCGAAGTTCTGGAACGCGGCTAGAGCCTCAGCATTGATCTGATTCCCGTTGTCATCAAAGTTGGAACTCCACGCTTGCACCACAACCCCATTGCCGCCGTAATACAGGTTGTCGTTAATTCGCTCCCAGCAGTTGGCAGGCCAATCCGTGAAGTTGCACCACGCGCCGGTAATCGTATTCATGACGTACTGTTGCTGCTGCCCCTCCGCAATAGGGACATTCAACAGCAATGCGTTTTGAATGGGATGAAGGATCATCTGCCATCCAAAATTTGCCGCATAGGAGGATGTAGCTTTGGAAATTGCGCCCTGTATCTTGTAAGTCAGCGCCTTCCCGGAGTTCACCCGCGTAGAGGCCAGCAGATCGGAAATCGCGCCAAGACCGTCTTTCCCCACATACAGGACATCGCCCCCGTACTTTAGGAAGCAGCGATTGCCCATCGGCGTACCGAGTTGGTACACCCCCACCAATGAAAAGGTAGATGCCTGCGAAGGGTCATTGCCGCCATAAACTGCGATTTCCCCCTCCGAGCTGGCGAATAGGAGGTAATCCTGCATCCCGTCGCCACCGTCTACAGTCCATACCCCCATCGACACAAGCGCACCGCCGCGCTTGAAAATGGGCTGCAAGGGGAATTGCGTAGCCGCGCCGCTGATGGAGTCGACGCCTAGATACCAGGCCGAAAGGGACCCGCTTTGGATAAACCACAACCGGTTGGCGAAAGGCACGACAAAGCTTAGTTTCGTGTCATCCACTCCGGTAATGGCCGGAGTGGTCCACGATGACCCGTCATAGAGGTGGTAGTGATCCACCCCATTCACCATGCATAGGAACGGTCCGGCCGACGTAGCAAAATTGGTGTGAATCCATTTGTCGCCGGTAAGGCCAGAGATGACAGCGGCCCCAACCGGTCCTGAACTAGTGACATCGAAAACTGCACCACCAGCAGCCGCAAAGAGCTTGAACCCTCCGCTCGCCGGGTTGTAGCCCATCAATGAATTGACTTGGTTCCCAAGTCCAGTCGCCCAATTCGTGGAGCCATTGCGCAGTTGGACACCGCTTGTCGTTGGGAACCAATTTTGCAGGATCACGGCGTCTTGCGCCCCCATCGCGGCAATCCCGTCGCGCGCATTCCACCCGCCAATTGGGGCGGCAACAATCGATGTGCGCGCGATCTGCGTTCGCACTGTCGATGCTGCGGGGCTGCGCATCATGCCCAGCTCCCTGCTGGAACGAGAATTCCTGGGTAGATGTCGTAGCGCACATCCCCCATGTTGATAACGTCCTTGGTGCCATCACGCGCCTTGGTCACCTGAAAGGCGACCTCGTAGTCCGCGAAGTCCTGGGCGTAATCCAGACCCTTTGCCTTCTTCCAGCGCCATTCCATCCCGAGCTTGAACGTCGCTTCATCAAGTAGAAGGATGTCGTCATCAGCCATGAAACGGCTTTGCGGCGTGCCTGCGGAAGACTGACACCAGTTGATGGACTTGTACTGGAACCAGATGTTTTGACCCGGAGCCGGATCCGGGATAAATCGGATCGCATTGCCACGGATCTGATACTGATTCCATGGCCCCTGCATGACCATGGCTTTCAACTGCTCCCACCGCTGGGGGGTCATCGGACCGAATACAGGACGGCGAAGATCGCGGTTCCACATCACATCGTTCAGGATAGTTTTCATCCCGGGGAACGTGTCGGTGATATCCGCGACCTGGATTTCCGTGGCCGATGTAGTAAACGTGCCCTCAAGAAGGCATGCCTGAAAATCGTATTCGGAGAGTTGCCATTCGGCCTCCTTCAAGGCCAATTGAACGATCTGCTGAATCTGAGGATCAGATGACCCCGCAGCAGTCGAAGGGCTAGAAAGCCCTACACGCTGGCAAACGTCTTGAACGATAGTCAGGCAGGTCATTTACGCTGCTTCCTGCATCTTCGGCGGACGGCCACGGCGTGGGGTATCAAGCGCCATCTGCTCGCGCGTTTCGTTCACGATCTGCGTCAGGGTGTCCACCTTGGTTTTCAGATCGGCGTTCTCCACCATCAGGGCTTCGATACGCATCGCATCCCCTCTCCCTTCGCCGATCTTGATGGCCTCTTGTGCGCGGATCTTCAATGCTCGCGCACCCATCCCGATACGCCCCATCCCTTCCTCATTGACCGAGGCGAGTTGTTCCAGCGTGCGGATGTTGTTTCCCAGGCAGTTCTGAATCTCAGCCGGGCTGAAGATGGTCGTGCACATCTTCAAAGGAGTGCCGTCCTCCGGGATTTCCTGGCCGTCCTTCCACATCGCATACATTTTTTCGAAGGTGGATACCCATTCCGGATCGTATTGCCCCACTTGAGCGCGATCCCGAATGTTCGCCAACCACTGCTGGGCATGGTTCTCCACTACATCTTTCCCGCCGGCCGGGGTAATGACAACCCAATCCACATCCCGGTAGACCTTCTTGCCTTGTTCCACACTGGCGGCGCGGTCTTCCTCGGAACGCTGTTCAAAGCGAATATGCGGACGGCCACCCTTTTGCACAGAAATCTCGTACATAGCTTTCTCCTGGGGGTTGGTAAGTTATTTCTTGGTGAACAGGTGTTCAACGACCTGTTTGGCAAACTCTTCGGTTTCCATGCTTCCGCGCGCCAGCACCGTCGCAATCGAATGCGGAAGCGCAACAAGAAACTGTTCAAGCTGAAGGAATCGGTCTTCGACGCGCTGTTCAAACGTCTTGGGCGCCTCTTCAGCAGCCGGAGTAACCGGCTCGGCCGGAGGCACCTCAGGCGCGCTAGGAACAGGCTCCGGAACAGGAGCGGGAGCTTGTTCAGTAGCCGGCTCCGTCGAAACAGGCGTAGAGGGTTCTTGCGTGGTTTCGTCCATGCGAACTCCAAAAAGAGCGGCGCGAACCCGAAGGAACGCGCCGCAAAAGGCCCCAAGGAGAGGGGAATTAAGTAATGGCACCCTGAGCCTGCGGACGGTCAACAACCAGTACGTTCCAGAAGTTCGTACCGTCGTTGTAAGTGCCCGTCACAGTGACCGAACCCGTAGCCGTTGCGTTGGCGCTCATAACCACGGTGTTGTCCGGGTTGATTGCGGTCAACGTAGTGCTGGCAGGGATGCCAGTACCCGACACGGCCATGCCGACGAACCATCCATCCGTCCCACCCGTCGTGCAGCGCAGAACGGGAGAGCCATTGGTGGTTTGAACGTTGGTCTTGGCAACGGTAGTCGTTGCAGGATCAACCACGCGGGCATTCAGGATCTGCTTGCCTGCGGAGTTGGCTCCCAGCGTGCCGGCACCCGTGATACCGATAGCGGCAGCAGCCGCGACCGATGCCGTCGAAAGAGCCAGAACCTGGCCCTCGATGACGAACCACGAGTATTGGACAGACGACGCATTACTCGCCACTGCGTTCAGTGCAAACGCAACCGGAACACCAAGGTTGGCCGTGTTAGGCAACGACACCATGTTCAGGCTGGTATCCCACGTCACGGACTGGCCGACCTTGACCGCAGTCGAAGTCGGGACACCCAGATAGACCAACTCTTGACCACCCCAAAAGGGATCCACAACCGCAAGCGTGGCCCCCAGGACGTGGCGTTGAGTCGTATCCGGCTGGAAGAAATTGCCCACAGGCTGAGAACCAATCAGCGGATAGGCGGTAGCTGCCGTAGTCATCGCGGCCTCCTTACGCTTTCATCACGCCCTGCAAGAAACGCGCAGAGCAGACGAGGTTGCCTTGGAACAGGATGGGGATTACGACAGCGTCTTGGTTGACGCTGCGAAGTTCATCCATCATGGTCATGTTTGCATCGCGGTGAACCACCAATTCCAAGTAATCGGTGTTCAGGAAATACGCGTGCTGCGACGGAATGCCGCCCGACGAGTCGAAGAAGACATCGGCGGTCTTGTACTTCATCGACACCATGCCGCCCTGGCCGTTATCTTCCGGGGCATACCGCTTCAGGCTCGTCTGCGATTGCTCGTAGAAGCTGAAGTAGTCATCCGACATAACGATCATGTCCGGCATGTCCGTACCACGGGTCAACTTGATCCAGGTTGGAAGCATGAGGGATTCAATCGTCGTTGCAGAAGGCGTGATTGCACCACCCCCTTGAATGGGAGCGGCAGCCGATTGCACCAAGTTCTGCCAGAAAGCCCAGGTGGCAGCATTGATACCACCAACCGTACCCTGACCGGAGTCCGCCACGATGGCTTGCAGGCCGTTGATCTGGTTTGCCGCAGTGCCGTCTGAATAGATATCGACCGACATGCCGTTTGCCATCGAACGCTGGGCGTTCTTGATCTTGGCCTTGGTGAAGTTGATGATGCGCTGCGCACCGGAGTTGGTGCGCAGTTCCAAGCCAGATGCCGCGACGTTCACTGCAATCTGGCGCCACGGGTATTCCGCAGCGGTCAGCACGTCCACGGCGTTGATGTTCAGAACATCGTAGCCAGAGTAGCGCTGGTAGGTGGAGTTGGCTTGATAGTCAAGCGGAGTGACGATAGACAGACCGCCGTCCTCGACACGAACGCGACCCTTGCTCGTCAGACGACGAAAAAGGGCGTTGTGCTTCGAAACGTTGTCCGCTACGTCTTTGCGGTGATTGCGATATGTAGTCGATACCAGTTCGGTGAAAGCGTTGAACAGGCTCGACTGACCGGGAGATGCCATGGTTGGCTCCTATATGTCAGTTGATAAGGCCCAATGCACGTGCAGTGGCCTCGATGTCCTCATCCATGGTCCTGGCCGCAGCGGCAGACGGAACACTGGCTCGCCCGTTGGGACGAACATTGTTCGCTCCTGCTTTCTTGGCCTTCTGGACCTGCGCTTTCCGCTCTTCGTCCCACTTCTGTTGCTGTTGAGCTATCCAAATCTGGTACGTCTGCGGGTGCTGCCGCATCGCCATCTCGTAAGCTTCTTCAAGCGTCTTTGCCATCCCACTGTTCAAAAGAACACCCATGGGTTGGCGCAGAGTTTCAAAATGCTCGTGGTCAGGATTTGCGGCGAATTCAGCAATGGCCGTGTCAATCTGGGAGGCTTCCTGAGTGGCGGTCAAATGCTGTTGCTGCTGGTGCTGCTGCTTCATCTGCGCCAATTCGCGCTCCAGTGCTTGGAGACGCGGATCGGGCGGATTCTGTTGCTGCCATACTTGCTCCCCAGCAATCTGTTGGATGCCGTTCGCAAGGGTATTGATATCCACGCCATAGTCGTTCGCCACCTTCAGGAGCATTTGCACCTTCTGGGGCGTGGCGCTATAGCGCAGGAGATGATCGGCCTTGAAAAGCTCCTTCGCGGCCTGAATAGGCGTAGCGCCGAAGCTCTGGATGGTTGCCATGAATGGCATTAGCTCGCGCTCCCACTCCTGGGCGGTATTCGCGCGCTCCTTGTACTGCTCGATTCCCTTATGGAAATCGTTCTCACGACGCTCGATTTCCTTTCGAGCCAATTCCGGCAACTTCTCCCACTCCCCAAGGGCGGCTTTCTTCCAAGGGGGCT